CCTCAAAGAATTCACCCAGTTGACCCAACTGGTAAGGTTTTGTGGTTTTTACCACGAAATTATTTGCGTGTCAACTAGTTGGCTTGGTGTAATCCCATGCTTCAGTAACGTAATTTTTCATGTCGCCCATATGTTCTCTATATTTTTTGGTTTTTTCTTTTTCATTTAAACCAGTAAATGTCTTGATTTTTTTAGAAATCTCATTTGCATGACTTTCAATGTGTGATTTATTTTGTTTTATGAATTCAAAATAATCCTCATGTGGCTTTAATTTATCTTTAAATTTTGAATAGAAATCATTTTTGACGTTTGGTTTGCTTTTTTCTTTAACCAACCCGCGTTTTTCCATGAATTCTTTGTCAAATTCAGCCTTATTTTCACTGGTTACGGTTGGCATATCAGTTCCTTATTGCATGGGTTGTTCAAATGTCTGCTGCGCTGGCGGCTGCATAAACTGCTCTTGCATCGGTTGCTCTTGCATCGGTTGTTGCATAGGTTGCATTTGTTCTTGCGGATTAATTAGTGGATTTGCGCCCTGCGAAATGTCCTGCGCGGCAATCATTGCATATTGTTGCTGCTCAGCGTTAAGGCGTTCAATTTCCATCAGCAATTGATCAGGCGACATTCTCGCAATCAGCATCTTGACCAGTGCATCAATCTCAGTTTTGTTTTGGCTAGTAATAGCGCGGGTATTTTGGTCATTAACCTTAACTTCAGCCATTGTTTCGGTGTTGTGCGCCCTAGCGGTAACGTCCATAAGTTTGCGTTTGGTTGCGCCCTCTTCGCGGATTTGGGCAACCTGACCACGGTTGTTGATCTCCAACTGGGCGGCTTGCAATTGCTGTTGCATTTCTTGCACTTGTTTCTGTGCTTGCGCCAAACGCATCTGCACTTCTGGCGGTATATCTGACTTTTCATCAATATTAGCCATCGGATTCATGGCGGCAAGGCGGTCTGCAATCACATCAGCGCCGGGGAAATCCATGTTGCGGAATACCAAGTCACCCGCAATATTGAACAACTGCTCATTGCCAGTTAACAGCGGCATCATGGCTTCAACGGCTTGCTGGCGCTTGGTCTGGAAGCCCGGCCCTGTGTCCATCACCACATCATATTCGCCCACAGTCACATCATTCAGCACTTCACCAATTTCATTTTTTTCGTTGATTTTGGTCATGTCAGGCTGACCATCTGAACCAATGATTCGCATCACCCGTTCTGTGTCGTAAATGTGGGGGATCAAGTCCAACAGGATTTTGCCTGTATGTCTGATTGATCGAGTCATGTTGTCGTAAAAGTGGAAATTGCTCAAATCCACCTGATTCTGCTGACCTTGCAGGGCTTTCCCTGATATGTTGCCACTAGGTAATTGGTTGGGGTCAACAATGCCTAAAACCATCTGCAAATCTGCTGCAATAGCCCCCGCAGCTTCCATAATGCCAGCAGGCGGCGCTTCGGGTTGCAGGCGGGTTGGTACTGGGGCTGGTACGCCCTCAATGTCTTTTTGCTTGTACCGCAGGACAGGGCTTGACTTGATGTTAGCCAACGCCCATTCGTTTTCGTGTCCCTCGTCTTGACCCTCTGCCAGCAACCATTTAGCCTTTGGTGCAAGGGCAACCGATTCGGTCATGCTAGTGCGCCAGAAGTTGTACATACGCTGCGGGTCTTTAGCAAACCGCACCAAACCGTATTTCTTGCGTTTGTCGTCAACGATAACCTGTGCGCCATAGCAGGGAACGACAGGAATATATTTGCCTGCCCATGTCTTTTCTTCCAAGACTTCCAAGGCAGTCATCTTCACCCACTTAACCGCCTTGCGGAAGCTGTCGCGTTCATCCACCACGGTCAAGCCTGCGGCTTCAACACGTTCAAAGAATCTTTCCGAATCAGCAAACTGGCGGCTACCGTCACTCAGCAAATACAGCTTGGCACGTTCACGTTCTATATAAAAGAATTCAGCAATCCGAATATCTTCTTTGGTGATCCAGCTTGCAGTGTCATCGCCTGTTGACCGCTGAGTAAAGTTAGCCCCATCATCAGCGTCAGGGTAATATTCCTTGAAAACCTTTTTATCCAGCACCGTGGTAATCAGGCAACGTTCAGCGTCCGATCCATCAGGCAGGATTGAATTGGGGTCAAAGTACACGGTGAAAGGGTTGTCAATCGTGTCAATGTAGATTTCTTGGTCAAATGAATCTTCGCTGACATAGCGGGTATTGACCCTCCAGTAACCCCAGCCCATCCGCACCGCGTAATCAAAGGCGGTATCGTAGGCAGTGTCAGCGTTGGAATTAACCTCGATGTGGCGGGTCATGCCCTCAATTACTTGGGCAATCTTGTAATCAGCCAAGTTATTCACAGGATGCACCTTGATGCGTGGGCGCTGCATCCGCTGTTGGTTGGTCACCTGTCGGATGTAGGAATCAATCTTGTTGATGGTCAGGCAGGGTCGCGCCTCCACGTTCCTGCTGTTCTGAATCTCCACAGGCCATTGATCGCCAGCGGCAAACTTAATATCTTGCAGGGCTTCGGCTCGATTGAATGAATCTGCGTCATTGACCACCCGCCAAAAGGCTATTGCCTTGTTTATTCTTTCGTCTTTGCCTGATGCGTTTTGGTATGCCATATCTGCCCCTTTTTGGGAATTATCCCATCCAACTGCTAGCCATTGCAACCTGTGCCTTGGGCTTGCGCTTTGGTGTGTCTTGAATCATTAGGGCAATGTAGCGAAATGCGTCTGCCCCGTGCGAATAATGGTCGTGAAGTGGGTTGCGGCTGAACTGCCCTGTCTCAGGGTCAACCTCATATCGGTAATGGCGCAGGCAGTTAATCCCATCCGCTGCGTGTTCACGGTCAAACCAACAATTAGGGAATATTGTTCTTGCGGCGTTAATTGAGTCAAGGATTGGCACTCTAGGCAGAATCTGCGTCTTATATCCTGCCGCCCTCACAATGTCATTAATTGACCGCCCGGCTGCTGCTAGTGTTTGGTTCTCCGCGTCATGGGGTAGCCACACCGTGTCGTACACATAGCCAAAGGTTTGCATGGTTGCCAAATAATGGGTCATGGTCTTTTGGCTATCCTCAATGTACCTAATCAGGCGGGTTTCCATGCCCACAAATTGGAGAAACCAAATTGATGTGCTGTCACTCCAACCCAAGTCAAAGATTGCGTGGACGGGCTTGGTTGCGTCATAAGCCACACGGGTTAGCCTGCCCTCAAGTTCTGCCTGCTGAAGTTCCTTGGCAAAGATAGCCCCATCGACTGATTGGCGGCATAAGCCCTCCCACACTTGGTTATAGGCTTCTTGGTCGCGGTTCTTCAGTGCGTCCTTTTCTAGCTTTAGCGTTTCTGGAAACCACGGGTTATCCGACCAGTTAATCTTGATCTGTATGCAGTCATCAGGCGGGTTAACCACAAACCGCTGATAGGTTTCGTCTGTTTCCAATTCAGGATTGAACGAAATCCATATCTCGCTGCCCTGCTTTCGAATGGTTGGAATTAGCACATTCCAGCTTAATCGGCTAGTGGTTTGGGCTTCCTCTACCCAGCAAATGTCTACGCCCTCATAAGATTTGATATTGGCAATGTTGTTCTTTAAGCCAGCAAAGGCGAACTCTGTGCCGTTCTTGCCCCTGATGCTGTTTTGGGTTATCTCATAAAAGCCAAGCAATCCAAGGGCTTCAATCTGGTCACACAGTAACTTGTGGACTGAATCCTTGATGCTGGTCTGGAATTCCCGCGCACACAGAATGCGTAGCTGGTCTTTAGCGCCCTTGATCAGTAACGCCCTAGCTATCCCCCAAGACTTAGCCCCACCCCTGCCGCCATAGGCTACCTTGTAGCGTGATGGCTTGAACAAGCCTTGCAGCTTGATTGGGAATTCAGCATTGGCAATGGCGCTAGCTACTTCGGACAAATCATTTCCTTAAAAGTTTGTTGGTGGCTGGTACTGATCTCCAGCTTGTTGATCGGTGCACCCTTTCGGAGGAAAGCCATTTGGCTGTTTTGTCGAACCTTGCACAACTTTTATGACATATTAACCGCATCAGTTTTGCGGTATCACCAACAAAGCTAAAGACTGCGGGTTCACAGGTTTCCACCCTCCCCCTATGGCTGCAACCAAACAGTTTTGCAGAACTGTCAATCCCTAGCTTTCTTGGCGCTACTCAGGCTTCACAAATGTAACTTGAATCCCAGTAATCAGCGGCGCACCATCTGCACCCGTGATTTCTTGCTTTGTGCTTTCCCTGTACTTCTTTGGAAACCTTGCAGCCATTGACCTTGACCACAGGCTTGCGTTCAATCGGTCACTTTCTTTGTTCTCCACCATGTAAGCGGCGGCTTGTTCTTCCCACCATGCTTGCTCGTAAGTCTTGGCATCATCCAAGGCGTGCAAAAATTCTTCATGTGCATCACGCCATGAGTACATTGTTCTTAATGAAACATCTAATATTGCCGCAATTTGTTCAACAGACTTACCAATGCGCCCTAATTCCACAACCTTGCCGCAATATGCGGGGTCATATAAGGTTGGGCGACCTACTGGGCGCTTTTCTAGGACTGGCAAAGTATCCGTCATTTGGGGTTTCGTTCTAATATGTTAAGGTGTTTTTCGTCAAACACAACAAAATTGCGTGTTCCTGCTTGTTTAGCAGTAGCACCCATTAGTTTTAACACATCATCATTAGGTTTAAAGTCAACTATCTTTTCATCACCGTTTTTATATGTTAATTTCCATTTGCCTGTACCTGATTTCCCACGCGAGGTTTCATCCAAATACTTAACCCCCGGTATACCCGCATTTTGCAATATGAGTTTACCCTCTTCACCTTTGCCAACTTTTGCCAATAAATCACCACCAAGGTCATTTAAATCCATGCCTAATGATTTAGCTAAATTACGCACAGGCTTTGGTTGATTCTTTAATGGGCTGTCAAAGTCCAACATTCTTCGTATGTGCGTATCAGGTAGATCAACTTTGTAAAAATTGCCGCCGCCTTTTTCTTGATATGCCCTAAACAATTCAATTAATTTATCTTGTGGCAGTTCTCTAGCAGCTATGTTTGCATTTTGCAATTGTCTTGCAAGAACTTCAGGCGGTTTATTAGCTTGTGTTTGTCTAATAAATTCACCTCTAGTGCCAGCAGGCAAATTTAATCCAAGTTTTTCAGCTTCAGGTTGCAAATCAAATGCTTTGTATGCAAGTGTTTTTTGATAATTTTGAGCAACTTCAGGATTTTGCGCCATGTAAAGCCCACGCCCATAAGCCTGATTGCCCTCACCAGTGCCAATCTTGCCCATGCTAAAACGTTCAAACAAATGCGGCGAACCGTGGTAAACCGTCATCCCAATGGGGTTGTACGCATTGGCAAATGTATCCATTAGTCTTTGCTCTGCCGCCAATTGTTCAGGGTTGGGTTGTTGGCCTTTAGCCCTTGCAGTTATTGCCCCACCCGCTATCCTTGAATCTTCGTTATAAACCCTTGCGCGGTCATTTGCGTTGCCAACCATCTGCTGCAAGCTAGTGCTGGGGTTGCTAATAAAATCAGCCCCTTTACGTTTGGCAGTGTTGATTGCGCTGTAAATGTCGGCAAGGGTTGGCATTTACTTCTTCTTTGGGGCTTTTTTAGCCTTTTCAGCTTCTTTCTTAACCGAATAGCCAATGGCAACCGCCTGCTTAACAGGCTTGCCAGCTTCTATTTCAGCCTTGATGTTCGCTTTCAACGCCTTGGGGGTCATTGACTTGATCAGCGGCATTTGGTTTCTCCAATTCGTTTAACCAATATTGACAGTCCTGAATTGCCCCGCCAATCGCGTGGATGTTCATTTCCAATTGTTTGGCTTGGGCGGTCAGAAACTCAATTCTGCTTTTCAATGATTCAGCGTTCATGCGCCAGCGTGAATGATTGAGTAGTTGATTGTCACGGCTTCACTCAATGAACCAGCAGTGTTGTTATACAAACCAATTGTTGCTGTGCCTGCGGCTAAGTTGGCAACATAAGGCCAGTAAGCGCCAGCAGTGCCACCTGATCCAATGTTGACAATCAAAGTATCTTTTGCAGAAATAATGCTATTTGTCAAAACAAATTGTGCTGTTGCACCAGCGCCCAAAGCGGCATTGTTGGTGGTGATTTGACCAGTGGAAGTGTTTAAAGTCACGCCAGTTGTTTTGCTGGTGGCTTGGGTCACAGTTCCATTGGCTGCGTTTGTGTAGCCAAGCTGAGAGCTGGCATAACAAGTTGTAAATTCTGGGTCTTGGTAGGCTACGCCTGTTGCTACTGAATTTGACATGATATTTTCCTTTAACAGTTCCAGTTTTTTAGGGATGCCTTTGCCCTTTCCGCTGGGCCTTTGGCGTTTTTAACTACTCCCTCCATTCTTGCACAAAAACTGGCTTTTCGACCAGCATCTGCTTTAGTCTTGGGGTTGGGGGCAGGCGGTTTTAAATTTGCGTTGTTCTTCGCGTTGTACTCAGCACGACCCTTAGCGGTCATCCCAGCACCCTTTTCTGTTGGGTTATAGGTTTTACCCTTACCCGTGGTGGTGTGTGAAATGGGCTTGTCGTGCTTCTTCATTTTTTGGCAGTCTTGGCTGATTGCTTAAATGCCGCAGCGGTAGGTGCGCCCTTTGCGCCGGGCGTTCTCATGCGTTCAGGCTTTTTGCCAGCAGCCTTTTGCGCTTCTATGCGTTCCTGTTTTTTGTGGATATTGGCATAAAGTCCGGCTTTCATGCTTCCACCACCGCGCAAATGTCGGCTTCCTGAATGATCTGATAGTCCTGCCCATCAATGTGATGCACAGGCCAATTCAAATAATCCCCGTTGCCATACTTAATGAAGTCGCCAACTTGAATTTGATCCGCCTTTGGGCCAACCGCAACAACCGTTCCCTCGTTAAATGATTCCTTGTTGTTGACATAAATAATGTCTGACAACTTGCGAACATTTGGGCGAACAACTACACGGTCATGCAATGGCTGGATCATTTTTTGGCTTTCTTCCGCGCTTTTTAGGTTCAGAAATAGTGTCGGTCATAATGTCATACACAGGCAGATTAACCATTTCAGGTTCGATTTTGATGGGCAAACTATGTTCGCCACACCAATCGTTCATGTGCCTGTTAATTGTTTGTGGATAACGGCGACAACTGCCCATGATCTGGGCATTCAAAAAGAATTTACAGTCGGCGCAGCTTGCCATTACTGACTACATTTACGATCGTGGGTGTAGCAAATGCCGTTAGAACGTCCACCGTCAAATGCCTTATCTGGGCCTGTCATGTTGGTTTTGGCGGCTGGAATGCCCTTTTTGGCGCTTCCTTGCTCACCTGTGCTGTCTGATGCCTTGGGGTTGCCTGCCATCATTGCTTTTGTGCCGTAACCCTTGGGTTCGTTCTTCATCATGTTTTTCATGGTTTTTCCTTAATCAAGATACTTCAGTTTATACAAGGTTGAATTGATCAAATCGGCAATTTCATCCACCAAATTTTGCAATTCTGTGTCTTGTGGCAGTTCCTTGCGAGATTCTTCCACAAATTCTTTCATGTTTTCCAAATACTTTACTGGGTCTTTTTCTGTATGAAATTCTTCAGGAAATTTTTTAAGTTGATCATATTTGCCCATATACGCTTCAGCATATCGGTCAACCAAGTCAATAATTTTTGCATAATATTTTTTCAACGCCTTATGTTTTGCATAGTTGGTGCTTGACCAATGCATGAAATGCGTCACCGTTGAACTATGCAACAGGTGCGCTACGAATTCGGCTACTTCATCATTCATATTGCCACTATATCAAAAAAAAGGGGGGCGCAACACCCCCCTGTTAAGACAACTGCGCTTCCATTGTAGGCAAAGGAACGCCAGCAGGCCATAGCCCTGCGCCAGTTAATGCATGAACCGTTCCCATATGCGCCGCCAGCCACATTTGCTGTCGTTCATCTTTAGTTAAGTCTTTGCCTTGGTCAATTTCAAAATGGCACTTTAGGCACAACGCCGCCACTAAATTGTCGTCAGCTTTGATTCCTCTGCCTTTGCCGCCACCCCAATTGGTGTGCGCTGCCTGCACCATATTGCTTGACCCGCAGGCTTGGCAGTCAAGTCCCGCCACCAGTTTCAGTAATTTTTTGCTTCGGATGTATTGGTGTTTTGCGTACAACGATTGTCTCCAGTGTGGTGAATCTGTGTTCATTAGCGCATTCAAGCCTGCGCCTGCGTGTGTTGCCTGTTGAAATTCGCGTTTCTTTTGTAATCGTCCATGTGCCGCATTCTGGGCATTTCATTGGTGCGCCCTATCTTGCATCCTATTTGTGGCTTCGCGTGTGCGCCAAATCTCAATATCAAGCCTTGCCGCCTCAATTTCCCATTTAAGGGTTTCTTCTTGCTCAATTGCCACAGCAAGCCCACTTAACAGTTTTTGATAAACAGGGCTTGCGTAGGCTTCCCGCTCTTGGGCATTGGCAGCTTCAAACCCCATTTCTAAGGCTTCTTTCATCAGCAGCGCCTTTTGGCTTTTGCGGAATTCTTCAAGGTAAACCCGCTGGGCTTTGGCTTCACCATAGGCTGCGGCTTTGTTGCGTATGTCTTGGGCGGCTTCTTCGGGTTTCAATTCAATACTCCAATCATGCGTAGGGCGGCTTCAGGGCTATCAACCCGCGCCAAGGTACTACCAGACCAATTCTCAAAAAAATCGGCTTGTAGGGCTGTTAAACGCTTCCTAGCGTCTGTTTTGATTTCCACCAAAAAGCTATGCCCTTTGTAGCCAACCAAAAGGTCAACTGGTAGGCTAATGACCCACACATAAGCGCCAGCATCCCTTAATGCCTTAACTATGGCTTCTTGGTTTGCGTCAGTTCTTTTTGCGTGTCTCATTGTTCATGTCTTGGCGTAATTGTTCAGCGGCGGCGTGAC